AGATTTTACGACAATGATGTATTCGGTGCTGCGTTAAATGTGGTACAACCAGTTGAAGTAAACGATCTATGTGCAGGATTTCAGAAAGGATATAAAACACCTTTAAGACATACAGTACTAGGTGAGTATCTCAATCACTACAAAGCCAAACACTCAAAGGCCGAGTACACTAAAACAAATGTTGACGATATATGTGCCGACTAATAAGTTTTTAACTTACTGCCCAATAACTTTCGCCTCGAGGTTTTATTAAATCCTTGTCCAGGCTCTTTCCGTAATCTTTACGATTGCCCTTGAGATGATCTAAATATTTTCCCCACTCTGTATTGATCAGCGGATGTCCTTCACCTTGCTTGGGGAAATTTGCACTCCAATTCAGTTGAGTCCAAGCTGGTACTGTGGCCGCAACACGTTCTCTAGTGCGGTCAAATACCCAACAGTCGTGAAACTCTTCCATGGCCAATACACCTGTTTCGGCATTGTCGTATGCAGCCTGCATCCATTGAATGAATAATATATTGGCACTATTACTCATGTTGATAGCCCACAGCCCAGTTTCTGTAAACTTACGCTCTCTACCAATAAATGCAATACTAGCAGTAGTAGGTATTAGTTGTTCTATAGCAGCCACGGTAATTGGACTATGGCATACCATATCAGCATCCATCCAGATAACTGTATCTAAAGTCCGGCTGGCAGTATCACACATGGCATAGACTTTGTTGCTGAAGCGTACAGCGTCCCAACGGAATCCAAGACCTTGTTGCTTGCCTTTCTTGTCAACAGGTCCAACACCTAATTGTCCAGTGGCTCGGAGATCATTCTTGTATTTTTCCTTAAAGGCCACTAACTTAGGACATTGTGCATGCAGATCATACACAGTGAGATTAGGCGCAGACTGAGTAACGTTGCAGTCTTCTGCGTATACATACAAATGCACTTCTTGGGGCCAGTTTTTTAAAAATGTATCAATCATTTTACTACCGTACTTGTCATAGCCAGCGTTGTGGAATGTAGTTACTACAGAAAATTTGCGTGTCATGTTTGTCCTTAAATACAGCAAGGTATTTAACTATATGAACATCAGTCTTTTTAATAATTTTGGTGCATTAAACAGTCGTCCTGTATTTGCTGCATTTCAGCAAGGACTACAGAAACTAGGGTTTCAGTCAACTATTCATGATATGACTGCCGATGTTGCTGTAATATGGAGCGTGGTATGGGCTGGACGCATGAAGCAGAATCAAGCGGTTTGGAAGGCGTTTAGAGCAGCAGGCAAGCCAGTTATTGTATTGGAAGTTGGCATGTTGCATAGAGGGCATACTTGGAAGGTAGGACTCAATGGAACCGGCAATCAATCCTACAGTAAACAGGATCTTGATATAACAAGGCCGCAACAGTTGAATCTAAATATATCTCCGTGGCGTAATACCGGTGATGATATTGTAATAGCGGTACAAAGATACGACAGTGAGCAGTGGGCGGGGCAACCATCAACAGAGACTTGGCTAAAACAAACAGTCAGTACTCTTAGACAGTATACCGACCGCTCAATAATAATACGCAGTCATCCTAGACAAGAAGTAGTGGTGTTGCCGGGCTGTCTAGTTGATCGGCCTATGCACATACCTAACACATACGACGATTACGACTTTGATAAAACCCTAAGGCATGCATGGGCTGTGGTAAATTGGAACAGCGGCCCCGGAAGTCAAGCCATTATGTCCGGAGTTCCTGCATTTGTAGGGCCCGATAGTATTGCTGCACCTGTGGCAAACTTAGACTTGTCGCAAATAGAAACGCCCAACAAGCCTAATCGAGCTCAATGGCTTGTTGAGGTTTCACATAGTGAGTGGACTGTGGATGAGATAGCAGCAGGAATACCTATTACAAGACTACTTGGCAAACCCAACTGATTCTCGTTCAATATCGTTATGATCAAACTCTGCCCAGTACAACTCAAACGCTACTGTGTCTTCAACTGCTTCAAACTGATGGAATTCGCCTGGGCTAACCTTTGTAAATTGCCCTGCTGTTAAGATCGTTTCGTCAACAAGATCATAGTTGTTTTTCCAAACACGGATAATAAGTTTACCTGATTCAACAAAGAATCCGTTCCACTTATACTTGTGTTTATGTTTACTACAAGTACCACCAGCTTTGGCTTCGATACGATGAAATTCTAGTACGCCGTTTGCTTCCAGCAGTTCGGTCTGCCCCCATACTTTTCCTGCTTTCATAATTATCCTATTGTTGTGACATTGATCTTAGACTTTTATCAAGCCAAGGTAAAACTAAATCTCTTTGCCTTACGTAACCATGTCGTTGTACTGATTGCATAGCCGACTCCGGCAGTAGATCCAGATCACTTAGTTGATACCAGCTAGTGGATCTTGGGTCCTGAGGTTTGTGTTTGCTTTTATAAACTACAGCATGCAACCAACAATCAGTGGGCATTTTCTTAAAAAACCCGCTGCCGCAATCAAATCCTGATACTGCCAGGGCATGTATTAGACTAGTCATAGTCCAGTTGTAATAGCAATAATCGTACTGATCGTAGGCCTGCACGTTAAATTCAAGATTGGTGGTCTGCGGTATAACGATTGCAAGCATGCCGCCTTCGCTCATGGTTTCCCACCAATTTGACAATGTAGCAATAGGAGTAATTGCGTATTGAAAAGAATCGTGACTCCATACTACATCGAATTTGTTTTTTTGCGACGGGAAAGTCTGCTCGAAGTCTCGGTTTGAATATCTTATATTACGATACTTGTGAGTCATAGCTAGTTCTGGAACTTGATCTACTCCTACACATTTAATGTTGAGAGGTCTTGCTGATTGGTCTCTTGTAGTTCTTGTAGCCCACCATTCTAAATCGTGACCTGCACCGCAACCCATGTCAACAACACTGGTAATGCTTTGCATAAAATCATCGTATTCATACAGGTAGTTAAGCGTTTCAAGGCTGTGCTGATGACTAAGTTCTGGGCTACTAAATTGTGTCATACTTGTACGTCTTCCATTCCTGCTGTTCTAAGTCTAACAATATGACCACTCATCCATTGCTTGGACTCAAGTCCTTTCATTATACCCAGCCACTTGTTACGCAATAATGCTACTTCGTTAATGATTGTTTCAAAGTCAATAACTTCATCTTCGCCGTCAACATATTTTTCAGCATCACGACTGGTTAGTGCTCGTGCATAACCTTCTAGGTATTTTTGAAAATGTCTACGGCGAATTTTTCTTAGCTGTATGTTAAGGAAGTTGAGCACCGCTTCAATCTCTTGTAGTTGATTAAAGCGATGCTCAGTGATGCCAGGTAGTTCTTTGATGTTAATTTCGACATATCCGCCGATACGAACATCACGCTTGGCATCCACAATCTCACTTTCATAATGAGCTATAAAATCAGGAATAGTACCAAGGTCTGCAACTACGCGATTATACCACATGATTAGTAATCTTCTTCCTCGTCATCTTCCTCAAAATCATCATCGTCATCAATTTCTTCTTCGTCATCGTGATCATCAAGATACCCTTGCAGGGCTTTTTTAACTTCAGCATCGCCTCTAAATGAGTCGCGGATATCATCTGCATCAAAGTTACTATCTACAAGTAAATTGACCAAGGCATCCGCTGCTTCTGTTCTGTCCAAGGGACCAATGTAACGTTTAAGTTCTTCCCATACTGCTTGTGCTAAATCTACTGACATTTATTCCTCCCCGTCTGTTTCAACGTCAACGGTACTTACCTCACTTTTTTGTTTTGAAAATTCTTCCATAACACGATCTAAACAACCATCCTCGTTGCTTTCCCAGGCTTTGCGGAACTGTTTAATAACTTCGCCATCAGGAGTTGTAAATGCAAGACGATTGCCATCTTTCTTTAACAAGCTACGTTTCTCAGCCAAGTCTACAAGGCCGCTGTAAGGATTCATACCTGTTTCATACGGAATTTTGACCTGGACGCCTTCAAAAGGTTTAGCATAGCGTGTCTTCATGACTTTGCAAGCGGCTCGGATACCCATAACGTCAGAGATCTTATTTCCGTCTTCATCTTCTTTCAACTTCAACTTCTTCATAGCAACAACAATACTACTTGCATAGATAAAGCCTTGACCACCTGAGATCTTGTCGTCTGGATCAAACATGTCTTGACTTGCATATGTGTGATTGGTACATACCATGCCCACGTTGTAGCTACCAAACATGTTGACACAGTTACGAACCAGTGCTGTAAGTGCCTTAGGCTTACGACCCAAGTCACCTTTCATTTCGCCTGCTTCAAACTGATTGACGTCAGTCGGAGTTAACAACATACCCAACGAGTCGATCACAAACAGAATCTTAGGACGTTCGCCCTCAGGTAGTGCTTTGTAATCACTCATAAATGTAGCAATAGTTTTAGCTACATCATCAATCATGGCCATTGATAACTTTAGTAGTTTATCGGGACTAGTATCCACACCCAAGGCCTGCATCCAGCTTTCGTCTAGTGCATTTTCACTATCAACCAATATAACAAAAATGCCTTGAGCTTGTGCATTTTTAATAATGTTACCAGAACAGAAATAACTTTTTCCTGCACCCGATTCGCCTGCAAATACTGTTACTTTACCCAGCGGTACACCTTTGTTGAAGTCGCCACTAATGAGATAGTTTAAGGCAAAGTTACCTGTACTAATCCAATCTGTCGGATCATTGAAGCCAATGCTTAGTCCGTCGATTGATTTAGTAATGTCTTTTCTA